GTTCCATTTACTTATTTCGGTATTGATAACTCGCAAGCGGGCTTTAATCAACAAAACACCCGCATTCTTGTTTTTGGTGAGAAATTGGCCACTGGGTCAGCGTCAGAAAATAGCATTGTTCAAGTGTTCGGGAATCAAGATACTTTATTTGGTATAGGCTCAATGCTGGCTAATCAAGTGGATATGATTCTGCTCAATGCTCCCAGCGCTGAGATATTTGCGATACCTGTTCCAGAAGCAGGTGCGGCCAGCGTAAATGACGTCACTGTTACGGGTGGGCCTCTAACTAAACCCGAAGTTATAAACCTTATGGTTGGTGGCAGGGTTTATTCAATTACCGGCATAACAGGTGATTCTAATGCCGTGATCGCGTCTAACTTAGCGGTAGCCATTAATGCCGATGTAAAGACTTATGTTACTGCGGCGGTTGCGGCTGGGGTGATTTCCCTAACGTCGCGACATAAAGGCATAGTTGCTGGCTCTATTGACGTGAGAAGTGAATATCGACGTCAACGCATTGAGAATCGGTCAATTACGTTAACCGTTGCTCAAACTACGGTCGCGGCTGGTTCACCATCACTTGCCTCGTCTTTGGCTGGGTTAGCTGATGAGGCGTTTGATTGGATTTGTAATCCATATTTAGACGGTCCTAACATCGCGGTTCTTTCATTAGAGTTGAGTGATACGGCTGGTCGTTGGGGTGCTTTGCAAATGTTATACGGCCATGCTGTTGGGGCAATGGTTGATACACCTGCCAGCTTGTCGACCTTTGGCGACACACTTAATGACCAGCACTTTTCGGTGATTGGTTTGTTTGGCTCGCCGACTCCGGCCTACCTTATCGCATCGGCCGTAACGGCCAAATGCTGGCTGCACCTTTCAACAGCTCCAGAGCTATCACGCCCATTGCAAACTATTTTGCTTAGCGGTGTTCTTGCTCCGGAAGTTGAGGATGTATTTACGAAGTCGACTCGACAGTCTTTGTACTTTGATGGCATCGGGTCGGTCACGGTTGGTCGAGATGGCAAGGTTCGTATTGATCGATTGTTAACGACCTACAAAACCAACGATGCTGGTGCGCCGGATAACTCGTATTTGGACGTGCAGACGATGGCTCAACTGCAGTACTTCATTCGGTACATGGACGCCAGAATTAAGCAGCGTTATCCACGCCATGCTTTACGTGGTGACGCTGAGCCAGTATTGCCTGGTCAATTTACGGTGCGGCCTCGCGATATTAAGAACGAAATGGTCGCGGCCGCTCAAGAGCTTTCGAATCAAAATGTGATTGAAGACATTGCTGGCTTCACGGAGCGACTGGTTGTCCAACGTGCCAGCGACAGCGGCGGTGACCCAAACTGCATCGAAATGGTGTTATCACCTGACCTGGTAAATCAATTCCGAATTGCCAAGGTTCTTGTGCAGTTCTACAACCAATACCCGACTTCGGCGTAAGGAGTAAATAATGTCTAAATGTGAATATGGTCGTTTGACCATAACAATAGATGGGGCTCGTTTTAGTGCCCGTGGCGCGTTCACCATTAAGCCAAATAATTTTGAGCGTGAAGCTGGCTTAAACTTAGATTCAACTTTATATACCACGGTTAAGCCTGTGCCGGCGGAAGCGAGTGGCACTCTCGATGTATGCACTGTTGAGAATTTTCAAGCGCTTCTTGATGCATGTGACATAACCGCTGTATTCGAAGTTGGAAACCCTAAGAATCCTACTACTTACATTTTCACCGAAGCTGTATTGAGTGGGCGACCATCACTAAACACAGAAACAGGCGAAGTAAGCGATATTGTTATTAATTCAGCCAATGTGAGGACGTTGTAATGTCAGATACCGAAACCAGTCTTCCATCTCCGATAAGTGCTGGAAAGGACTCAGCGCACAAACCAATTAAGCTTTCACCACCTCTTATTGATCAAGAAGGGACTGAACACCAGACAATTGAATTGACAGAGCCGACGGGCCGCCAATGGGATGATATTGGCAAGCCATTTTCAATGATTATGGATGGTGAGGATCAACAGATCGAAATCAACAACAAGAAATTGACTCGTTATGTTTCGGCCGTAACTGGAATCGACACGGCCGTACTTTACACGTTGCCGCGCTCGAAATTACAGGAGTGCCAAGATCAAATGATGAGTTTTTTCGGGGAAGCGGATACGGTCAGCTAAATGACTTAATCGATGATTTGGTTTTCTATTTCAAATTTCCAATTAATGACGTTCTAGATATGCGAATTTCCAAAATTGTTATTTGGCATTCTCGCGGCGTATCCGCCAATAAAAGACACAATAAGGAGCCGTAATGTCAGTTAAATTTGTCACCTCTACTGTTCTTAAGGCGGTCAATCAAGCCAGTGCCCCTATGCGCAAAATGGCGCTTGATGCGCAGAAGTTGAAGCGTCAGTTTAGAGGTGCACAAAAAGCCGCTGATGGGCTTGGTAAGGCTGGAAAGAAGTTAACAACCAACTTCACGGCTCCGGTTGCGCTAGGCTTAGCGGGTGTTATAGCTCAATCGTCAAGCTTTGAAGATGCAATGACGGGTGTCGCTAAACAATTGCCTGATGAAGCTGGCGCTAATGGGTTGAAGAATATCCAAAAACAAATACTTGCAATCGCAAGTGTGAGCAATCAAGCCCCACAGCAAATTGCGGCCATTGCTGAAGAGGCCGGTAAGGCCGCAATCCCGTTCAAGGACTGGGCTAAGTTCATAGACTTAACAACAAAGTCTGCCACGGCTTTAGACATTGAGGGGGGTGAGGCCGCAGAAACTCTCTTAGCTATTGGTGCAGGCCTGGGGATTCGTGGCGACCTTGGTGCATTAGCGCAATTTGCCGCCGATGCCAACCTGGTAGCTGATAGCGTTAAGGCAACAGCGCCTGAGCTGCTTGATTTTACAAAGCGTGTTGCTGGTGTAGCTAGAATTGCGGGCGCAAGCTCTGACGCTATTTTAGCTATTGGCGGTGCATTTATTGACACGGGTACGGAGTCAGAAACAGCGGCGCGAGCCACTGCAAAACTGTTTACCGTTTTAGGTACTAATGTAGGTGTTACCAAGAAGGCTCGCCAAGCATTTGAGCAACTTAAGTTACCGAAAGATTTTGTAACTCAGTTTAGAAAAGATGCACCCGCCGCCCTGAAAATACTGAGCGAGAACCTTTTAAAACTTGACAAAAATTCCCAGTTAGGTGTTTTGAAGAAGGCTTTTGGAGAAGATCAGGCGAAGAATATTGCTAAGCTTTTGGTTAATACAGAGAAGCTTGGAATATTGGTTCAGAAGGTTGGCGACAAGGGTAAGTCTTCACTTAAGTTCAATGAAGAATATTCTCGGCAATTAGCGACGTTTAATTCTCAATGGCAAATGATGAAGAACTCGGTCTTTAAATTCTCGGTTGAGCTTGGGACTACCTTATTGCCAATGCTTAAAGAGCTTTTCAATGAAATTAAGCCAGTGATTTCGTCAATGGTTGATTGGATGAAAAACAACAAGAAGGCCACTGCGACGTTGCTCACGCTGACAATTGCGGCGGCGGCATTAGGACCGGTTTTTATAGCTATCGCTGGGGCCGCTTCAGGTATTTTGTTTATGACTCAGACGATCATATTACTCGGGTCCACCTTTAAGGTGGCGGCGGGTGCCGCTTGGCTTTTTAGCACGGCCTCCAAGGCTGTCTCTTCTGCGATGGCCATACTTAACGTAGTTATGTCGGCGAACCCTATTGGGTTAATAATAATTGGGATTGCAGCGCTAGCGGCTGGGTTTGCTTACCTAGTTCATAAAACAGGCGGGGTAACCGACGCATTTATTGCGATTGGGGGTTTTCTATTGAACTTCACCCCGTTTGGTATTCTGGCGAAAAGCATCTACGAAAATTGGGGTGGCATATCCAGTTTCTTCGAAAACATTTTCGCCAACGTTAAATCGATTTTTTCTAAGGGGGTTCTAATTATTTTGAATCATATTAAGTCTGTGACCAGTGCGTTGAGCTTTGTCGTTCCAGACAGTGTTTTGAATGATCTGGATCAAAAAATAGCAAAATTTGAGGGTTTGTCTAATGGCGGGTTTGCCAGCCAAAGCATTCGTGATGATTTCAATAAGTCTCAGCCGCTTGAGCTAGTGGGTGGAGGGTCTAATGATAAAATTGACACTCATATCACTGTCCAAGTCGAAGGAGCTCAAGTAAAGAAAACATCATCAACGACTAACGCTAGAGGCGGCAGGGGGTCTAGAGTTGGTAATATTGGCGTTAGCATGTTGCCGCAATAATGTCGGATAACATTTTACCCGGGCGGCAGGCGAGTTTTCGCGGTGCTAGGTTTCACTTTCAATCGTCTACTGATTCTGGTGGCAATCGCATAGTTACGCACATCTACCCAAATCGCGATCAGCATGCGAATGAAGATCTCGGTAATCTGCCTGATATATTTGATGTTGCTGGGTACATAACCACACCCAATATTGAGGTGAAAGAGCTAGCGCTAAAAGAGGCGTTCTCAGCGGATGGGGTTGCCACGTTCTTCCACCCAATGCTTCGTACAAACATCGAGTGCCAAGCGGTTTCATGGAGCTTTACGCCTGATAAGAACTCGATATCACGTAGAAACTTTACGGTAAGTATCGTTACTGAAGGTGAGAAGCCATCACCACTAGCGACTTTAAACGCCAAACCGAAAGTCATCGGGTCTTTAGCGGCTCGTAAGAATGTTATTTTGGAGTTTTTCAGAAATACTTTAAATACGGCAAACACGGCGTCTGTGACGGTTCAATCTGCGATTGATGACGTAACGAGTGCAATACAACAAACGAGAGCGGCAATATTTTCAAATTTCGTTGCCGGTGTTGTATTAGTGGCGGGGCCACTTGATTCTGCGCAGGGTTTGGCAAAAGAGATTGTGACCAGCACTGACCTAACACCGTTATTCGATATTGTAGATGGTGTTTTTGATGGCTTTAGCGTGAAAAAACCAGTCGCCTCGTTAGGTTTTAATTCAACCGTGACACTAAGCGTCAGCAATGATTTAAAACGCGAATTAGCAATGGTTCAAATGTCCGAGGTTTCTTTGACTCCGACAATATCAAAATCGCAGCAAGGGTTAACCCGATCGGCCAATACAGCCGCGATACAATCCGCTTTTAGGCAATACGCACTTTTGAAGCTTGCTGAGTCGATTGTTCAAACTAACTATTCAGACTCAGAGCAAGCACATGCTGCAAGGGTTGACTTCACAAGTAGATCAATAGCGCAACAGCAACGGTTATCACTACTCGATAATTCAACTGATTCATACGCTAGCATCGCTGAACTATCTTCATTAGTGGGTCAGCAGTTATCAACATTGGCCGACAAGCTTAAGCCGATATCAACGACAAATACGGGCTCACCACGATCATCATTATCGTTGGCATGGGATCTATATCAAGACCCAAGTCGAGCCAATGATTTGATCAATAGAAATGCCGTAGATAACGGCTCATTCATGCCGCCTACTGTGCGACACCTAACGCAATGAAAGACTTAGTAACACTCGAGGTTAACGGCAAAGAATACTTTGGCTGGACT